GGTTTTAGGTTACCGTCCTCATCATACCAGTCATCAGTCACATTTTCAAGTTCTACTCCTTCGTCATCTTCGTCACACTGGTCAATTGATCCAATGTCACAAACTGGCACCTCATGCTCATTACCAATCAAATACCATGGCATAATCTGACCATGATACTCAGGATGAGAGCAGTATTCTATTGTATACTCCCTCTCACCAAGATACTTGATCTGATCCTCAGGGATAGAATGCTCCCTTAAGATAGCTTGTATCTGCATGTGAGTTAGTTCTGCTTGAGTAGGAACCTTCATTGTTTTTTGCTTGATGAGATCATCCTACCACACGACCATGAGGGTGTCAACAGATCGAGTGGACACTAGCTAAACTGTCATCCAGTGCTAGTTGGATCTTCCCCACCTGTGATACCTTCTTTAATAACGTCACCAAAATTCTTTAAGTATGCATTCATCACTTCAGGGGCAGCATCACCAAATGCTACGACACTTGAAAATGGAATGGCAAATGTATTGTCTTTACATGCAGGCATCCACACCACATAATTCATATTGAATTTAAGAGGTTCACCCTCATTCTGTGGAAGAGGTTGCATAACAATACTATATGGATATGAAATTTGAAATCCAATTGGTTTATCGTTATCATCTCTTAAATCTTTGACTTCAGCGACAATCTGCTCGCCTGATGTCAGTCTCAAAACTTTAATACTCATTTGAATCCTATGTTAATATTGCAAGCAAACGATATTCTATCATCATTTGTGTTATTTGCCAACACCCTGTGGAATACAGATGATGGAAACAAGATAAATCTGCCCTCAACTGGTTCTACTTCGTGATACAGCGATTGTTCTTTCCTGTCCGTAGCTCCCAACAGGTAATCAGACCATTGGTATTGATTAGGATGTAGTAATACTATATTACCACAGTCACCTTCAGGAACATTTGCATAAAATACTCCTGCCATACTTGATCTGGGATGATCATGCAGGTCATTGTATGATCCCTTTGGATTTATATTATACCATAAACTCTGAATATAGACCTCATTGCCAGTATTCAGCATGGTTTGTCTCATGTGTGTGCAGATATCAGATATGATCATTCTCAATGTCTTCTGCATTGGTGGTACAGGGGGAGACTGCCAACCACCACGATTAGAAATAACCATTGAATGATCTGTGTTTTCTCTAAGAGTATAAATCTCTTTTACAAATTTTTCTTTGATATCACTATAAAATGGCACGTCATAATGCAGTAGAGGACATGCAAACAATTCAGTTTTCTTCATTATTATTCAGTAGGTGGTGTTACCTTCCCATCAGCTAATAGTTTTCTTGCAACTTGAACGATGTTCTCATATTCAACACCATCCAACACAGTGAATGGAGTTTGTGTTACTTTAGGATATTGTGTATCAAAATCTGTTTTGGAGATATCCGTACCAATCTCTTTATATGTCGTGGTAACATCTGTCGCTCTGTCCATTAATGATTTAATGTGACGACATCCAAGACAATTCGGTAATGTGTATACTGTTGCTTCCATGGTTAGTTCTGCCAATTAATTCCTTGTTTATCAATGACGTAGCATTTGAAATAATATTCGTCAGACAATTCACCAAGTTGATCTTTCTTGGGGAACCATGATGCAGCATTTGTTGTTGCAGCATCTAATGTTCTGTATTTGACGACATTATCATTTTTTGCTTGAATAATCAATAGCAGATCTTCAGGAAGAAATTCTCTATAATATTCATGCACAGCAGATACTACTGCTGCGTCTTGACACTCATATAATTCTTTGTTAACAAAATATACGAATGCACTATCATCAACATCTGCAAAATCAGATAGAAGATCATAGATGTTAGTGGAGTTTAGTACCTCAATCATTCTGGAACCTCCGTAGTATCAGACAAAGCTAACAGCATACTATCAACAAACTTCTCACTATCAACAACAGGATCACCAGTTCTATCATCAGGTAGATGATTAACTAGTTTCTTCATTTCTGCTTCAGATAGTTCTGGTGCCTTGTAGATAGGCAACTTAGCCATTTGATCACGATAATTCTTATAGTTCATCGGACCACCTAGACCTTGCTTGATCAAGAGATATTGAGTCATTCTCTCCTTGAAATGCATAGTGAAATATGCAGACAACTTGAGTTTTTGATCATCTGTCTCCATATATGCTTCACCTGGTTTCACAGGAGCATAGAATTTCTTGTAATCCTCAGGTGAAATTGGGAACTTTACATCTGATGCTTCTGTATATTCAGCAACTTGAGGAATATCTCTCAATGCTTGTCTATACTTTTTCCAATTAGCTAATTCATCTGCATCAGTGATAGGACTATCACCTGCAAAAATGTAATCAGTATCCTCTAGGAGAAAGTTTCTTACCAATCTAATACTAAACCAAGAAACTGCTTTAGTGTCAACATATGCCTGTTCCAGTTCTTTCTGGAAATCTTCTCTCTCAACACTATCAATAAGATAGAATGCTTCTTTTAATTTCTCATAGATGGTAGTTGCCTCTGGAATGTCATAGACTTCCATCTCATAATCTTTCCACTCATACTGATTAGTGGTAAAGTTTTTGACAAATTTTCTTCTTCTTGCTAAGAAAGCACCGTTGTCATAATAATAAAAATTGATCAACTTATCTTTATCTGTATCCCAATTAGGATACAAGAGAGGAAGGATCTCGTCCTTCCAATATGTGTCAGATATTTCCCTAATAACTCCACGATAATTGATTTGCTTTTGAATAGCATTCAACTGTAGGGCTAGATTAGGTACATTTGACTCTGTTACGATACTCATAGCTTTGGTGCTCTATACCATCTCATCATTTATATTTATCAAAATGCCTTGATAAGATGTTTGGTTAATGCATAAGGTTCGATCAAAGGAATTGGATCCTGTGGATCAAGAAATGCTGTTGGTACTAGTGGAGTACCTGCTGATAGATTTAAGAGAACATCATCTGGATCAATACCTGCAGGATATTGTGCTCCATTGTTACCTTCAATCGTGTATGTGATTGATTTTGCATCACCACTCAATTCACCAGGAGATGATACGAAAACAGTCTCCGTAATAAATCTAGATTCATAAATGAAATCACATATACCATAATGGTCAGTATTTCCACCATTATCATTTGATCCTGATGCAGTATTTCTCTGTTGTACAATTTTAAATCTAACTCCAGGTACTTGTGCTCCTGTTGGTAGATCAACAAAGTAGCTATACCACCTAGTTGGAACTGTTCCTGTACCATCACCATCATAACTATTAGCAATTTCACTATCAGATGGTCTTGGTACAAGAACACCAAGGAAATTACTTTCTGGGAAGTTTACAGAACTATCAGTATTATAATATACTCTCAACTCATCAGCACTATCATCAGGACGCTCACCACCATTAGTATTGTTACCTCTAGCTGCTTTAACACCAAACCTCTTAATGTTAGTACAATCTGATGCTGTAATAATAATAAATCTGTCTAATTCTGTTCCTCCAAACTTAACATAGTGTGTATATGCAGTACCAGTTTGTCCAAGTGAAATACCATTAACAGAAGAACCTGCAGGTGTTAGTGAGGTAGTTGCCTGAGTACCAGTAGCAGCACCATGTAAGAATCTAGCAATTGGTGGTGATGTATATCCACTACCACCAACAACTACAGAAACACTATTAACAACACCATTACTAACAGTAGCAACAGCACCTGCTCCCGATCCTGGTTGATCTCCTTGTGCTTCAAGTTCAATAATTGGTGCTTGATTAGTTGGTAACGCAAAACCACCTGCTGTTCCTGCTCCAGTACCAGCTGCGTATATTTCAATTCCATCAGATGCCTTGACTACAACATCACCAACAGAAATACTAGTGCTACCACCATTATAACTAACAATCGTAGCTTCTCTGATTAGAATACTACCATCAGAACCTGCAGAACTAGTAAGTGTTCCCGAAGTATCTACCCAATTGATACTAGAATCAACAGTTGAATTGAGAGAATTTGATACTCCAGCACCACCTGCTCCAACAGTAACTGTTAATGAAGATGATCCAGATGCTGTAATAGTTGATGGGAAAATTGTACCTACGAGATATCCTCCTCCACCTCCACCACCTGCACCAGATGACCAATAACTTCTGTTTTCTGTTGAAAATCCTATAATCTTACCATTATCAGTTCCACTATTATTGTCTCCACCAGCAAGTAATTTATTCTGAACTTTTGTCTCAAAAATATAATAACCAACTGGTAAATTGAGGGAGATATCTTCAGCACCTGATCCTGGAAGTTGCACATCATATTGTATCTCTCTATTAATTAGATCCGTACCAAAAGCAGGATCACCCGTTGTAGCATTTACTACTCTTATCCAACCATAATTGTCAGACTCTATCCTTAGATTACAAGTACCTGCATTAGCAGAAAAAACCCAAAAAGCTGCAACATGTGTCTGCCATGTACCAATGTAAGGATCTTCCTCTGTATCTAAAGGTAATACAGGGTATATTCCATAATCCTTCATGTGTTGTGTCCAACCGTTACCAGGATTGTTATGAACACCTGTAGCTACCCAACTACCTTTTTCAGCAAGTGAATTAGTAATTTCAGCTCCACTAGGATTAGTCAAACGCCATGCCATTGATGCTGGATTAGTATACCAATTTGCTGGCACATGATTTACATCACCAGAAGAAATTAGTGAGAAGAAATCATCTCTAAAACTAGATAATCCTCTTCCTCCACCATATCCACCGCCGTGACCACCTGATCCACCGCCGCCACCGCCGTCTCCACCGTTACCGCCAGCACCATCGCTACCGCCACCAGCTCCACCAGTTTGTCCAGCAGTACCAACACCTGATCCACCGCCGCCGCCTCCGCCGCCAGTACAACCATAGTTACCACCAGGACCACCAGAACCAGAGAATAAAACTTGTGAGACGCTTTGCACACCATCTGTAATATTATTAGGTCTTCCATTGTCACCACACTGTCCTTCACCAGCACCACCACCGCCGCCACCAGCACCTGCACCAGCAGCAATAACAACAGCACCACCACCAGAACTTGCTGTGACGATAGTTGCACCGCCGCCTTGACCGCCATTTTGTGTAGCACCAGCACCACCATTACCACCAGAACCTACACCATATGATGTTGATCCACTACCAGCACCAGGATATAATCCAAAGATACCACCAACAGAACCGTTAGAATCTGGTAAAATTGATAATTCTACGTATTTGCCGTTACCACCTCTACCAGTCTGACAACCTGCAGGTGCTGATCCAGATCCAGATCCTAACCCTTGACAATCATTTCCTCTAGAACCATACAATCTTAGAGTACCACTTATGACAGAATACTTACTAGGATCTGTAGCTGTAATACCCCAAGATTGAGTAGTAGGATACTCTAGAGTAACACCTGATCCCTGAGCAGATCCAGAAACTGTTAGATATAATCCATCAGAAGCATTCTGACCTCCTTTACCTCTCCATGTGTCTACACCATTAACAATATTAGGACCACTAGATGAAGCCATCCATTGCTTTCCATTAATGCCAGATCCACCTTTATAAAGTACATCAGTAGGTGAACTTTGCTGACTAACAATAAATTCCGATGCGTAAGTTCCACTGACACTAGAAGATCCACCATTACCACCAGCACCAGCAACTGAAGATGATGCAGCAAGTCCTTTTGTACCACCGCCTACAGTTACAGTTAATGGACTACCATTTCCTAATTTAATTTCTGTGGCATTACCATCATTTCCTGCCTGATCATAAACACCACCAGATCCAGATCCACCATAAGCAAAGATCTGAATTTCATCTACATTAACATCTAAACTATATGGATATACTCCAGCACTATCGAATGTAGTATCAATATAATTGTATACAGGAGTTCCTTCAGTGACAATTTCTCTACCACCAATTATACTAATAGAGCTAAATGATTTATGTAAAGGAAATGGTGTATATGTTTGAGACTGCCATGTACCAGAACCACCTGATGCATAGTAATTACCATTGTCTTTTAATGTTCCTGGTCCACTATCTCCACCTTGCCAGTTATAAACATCATACGTTGCAAGTGTATTCAATCCAGTAAGTCTATCTCTTGAAAGAGCATGTGAGTGAGATAGTTTAACGTTTCCTGATGGATTAAATGGTGAAACTCTTCCTGTTCTGGTTCTATAACCAGTCATAAATGGATCAATTTGTACTGAAGATCCTGGAAATCCTTGAACCTGTGGTGCTTCAGAGTGATATAATAGGTGAGAGTGTACAGGTGGACCGTCTAGATCATTATCTACAAGTGTAACAGTAATAGTTTGTGATCCAGTAATTCTACCATTTGTATCACCAATAACATCAGTATAACCAGTGGTTCTTACATTACCAATATTAAAAAATTGTTTTTGTGAATCTCTACTAAAATACCATTTACCACCAATATTTCCAACAGCTGTTTCTACGTTAGCAATAGTTGGAGTACCAGTACCATAAACTGGTCCTACACCAACAATTTTCTTAGCAAGTAGATCAGGAACTCTGAACGTTCCCATGTTTGGATCTGGCCAGAACCTCATTACATTTGTACGGTTGATGGCAGCAATCTGTCCAAACTCATCAACTCTCACACTTGCAGTAAATCCAGCACCACTACCAATATTATCAAGTGTAATTGTTGGAACACCAGTATATCCTGAACCTTGGAAAGTTAAATTAATAGCGGTAATAACACCCGCTTCAACTACTACCAATCCAGTAGCTACAACACCACCATTTGCTTGAGGAGCAGAAAATGTTATAGTAGTTCCTGCATCATAATTAGTACCACCGTCAGTAATATCAATGCCATTACTTGAAGTACCACCAAAGTCGTTGCCAATTTGTTCATACAACAATGGATAATCAATAATATTATATTCTGCTCCATCACAATAAAGATATCCATAGTATTGATACTCTGGATTATCCTCTGGTGAACCATCACCAGTCAAATCATTATATGCAGTTACTCCGTTAACTGGTAACGTGGTAGGTATAAAATTACTATCATAGGAGTTAGAGTTCTGCTTTGTTTTGAAAACATCGACAACAGTTCCGATAGTTACGGTATCAGGACCTTTTTCCTGATAAAAATTTCTTCGATTGTTTCTATATGCAGGATTTACCATCTTACGTCTTTATTAGATATTCCATAACAACAAAAGGAGCACTAGCAGAATCAATTGATGCTACTGTACTAGGTGTTAATGCCACAGTAGTATTTAACGCCTCAGGACTAAGTAAAAATGTATCAGTGACATATTTAAAAGAGTGATCTCCTCTATCAACAATAATCTTATGGTTATGCTGTGTAGGATCTCCTTCTACATCATTCTCATCAACCTCAGTAAACATGTTTGTTGCTTGAGGATATGACTCTTGCTCTGTAATATTTGAGTTGATAGGAACTACATCAGCTAAAGGAAGTCCTGCCCAATCATATGGAACTCCCTGTTTACCTGCTTGATATGTTACTGGTGCTTTACCACTAGTATTCCATGCAGCACCAGAACCAGCATACTGACAACCACCTGTGAAGAAAGAAAAGTAGTTAGCATATTCAGTTCCATCAAATCCAAAGTAATTATTTTGTAGGTCATATTGAACTTCATCACCTAGCAAACAATAACATCTTAAGTTTGCTAAGCTACAACCATTATCACAGAAGTTGTAGTAGACAGTATATTGGGTACCAATAAGGAAGCTTTGTGATGTATTAGGTGTACCTGATTTACCACCAGATGCAATTGCCCAACATGCTGGTTGGTTACTACCAGGACCTTGACCACCATCAGTAGCATCTAACCATTCAGAAACTGGAATAGTAGATGCTGTTTGGAAATAAGATCTTCCTCCTGGTTGATCATTACCATCAAATGTTAGATTTGTATCTTCAATAAATCCACCACTAAAACCAATCAATACAATACCTGACATATCATATCCATTAGGGTGTGGTCCTGGTGCTGCAGTAGTAGATTGATCCCAAACATCTGCCTGCTGTTCTCCAACATAACCAGGAGTAACGTTTTGAGTAAATGTTACAGTAAAATCGTCTCCTGTTGAGTAGCTTCCATCTAAAAACTGAGCAGGAATAGGATATGTATTAGGAACCCAGTTTGCATACTGAGTATCATAACTACTCAACGTTAAACCACTATCCTGTCTAGATGGTAGAATTGGAGATGGTTCTGTAGTTCCATCTGGCCATGTAATATAGATACCCTCACCAATGTTGTTAACACGTTCACCACCATTACTATCATTA